GTTTGACGAAGCACCNGCTCTCGCCAAGCATCTCACCGATACCATTCAGCGCAAGCACGAAGCGAGCCACCTGTTTGTGGAGTTTGAGGCTTACATGCCCTACTGGATAGTAGGTGGCAAGAACCTCTACTACGGCATCTGCTCGTTCCCACCGGAGGACGAGGGTAAAGTCAAAAGCGCACGATGGGGCAAAATCAGCACGCTCGCTCCCATTTCAAAGAACCTTGAGAACGATGTCCTAACAGCCATCTGTACAGGTGCTTCCGAGGAAGAGGCCATCCAACTGGTCAGGCCACTCGCTAAGCGCATTAAGCGAGGCGATGTAGCGCCCTCTGACATCTCTACCACTACAAGGTTGCAAAAGCGACTTGATGACTACGCTGACGGAGCAGGTGGCGCTGTCAAAGCGGCACGGTACTACAACGAACATGTAGCCAAGAAAAACCACTATGGTGAAGGAGATAGCGTGAACTGGGTTTATGTCAACCGTGTGCCCGACGGGTTGCCTTCTATAGATGTCGTAGCCTACGAAAATGCCAGCGAACTGGCTGACTTTACACTCAATTATGACCTGATGGTAGACAAACTCATCAAGGCTAAACTCAAGCCAATTTTCAAGGCACTGAACTGGGACTTGGAAAGAGCAAGCGGGGCGGCGATGCCCAAACAGTACTGGTGATAACATGAGCAGAATAGAAGATGAAGTATGCAAGAAAATTAAACAACGAGCCGAAGTAGGTAAGGAAAAATACGGGGTCAGTATGGAAACTGCATCTCTTGCCCCTCTACGATGGCTCATTCATGCACAGGAAGAGGCTATGGACTTGGCTGTGTACTTGCAAAAACTGATTGAACAAGAGATTGAAAGAGAAATGAAAAATGGATTGGGTCCGTGGGTCTGTCCTGTATGTGCATGGGACAGCCACAAAGTGCAATGGACCTTAGTTGACGCTTGTCCTGAATGTGGACATGGGAGGGATAGCGAATGAGCAAGTGGATGTTTTGGAGAAAGGTCAAAGAGGCCCCAGCGAATAAACGCACTTGGTGGCGACTCAAATCCACTTGCCCCACTTGTGGCAGAGCAGATGACATATGCACTCGTCAGGCAAAACTGTTTGAGTTTGCAGAGATGGAACAGAAAACACTGGAGGCATATCAATGAGTGACAGAGACTGGTCGGCATATGCCAAATCAACTTACCAATGGAAGCCGGGGCACGATAAGCATCTACGGATGACCAAAACCAGCCTAACAAGTGACTTTGACTACTGCCCGAAGCAGTACGAGTACAAGCGCATTCACCGCCTCCCTGAGCCGTCAAGTGAAGCCATGATGAAGGGGAACAATGTACACGAAGCCATTGAGGTATTCTACGACAATGTACCACCTGTCCTTGACGAACTACATACCCTGATGCAGAGGAACAAGACCGAGGAGGCTTTACAACTGGCTCTCAGTGTCATACCTGAACAAGAGTATGTGCTCGGAGAAGGGCCGTCTATTGAACAAAGGATTCGCTGGGACTTACAGAGACTACTCGCTGGTGGAAAAGAGAACTACCTTCCTATCATCAATGAACTGGAGGTCCACGCATTCGTTGAAGAAGAGTTTGAGTTCAACGGCGAAGTGCACACTATTCCCATTCATTTTGCTGGGAGTATTGACCGAGGTTATGCGACAGATGAGGGTACTTACGCCCTCATGGAATTGAAGACTGGAAAGTGGGTTCAGACGAAGAATCGCCAAGACGAATGGAAAGATTCCAAGTTCAAGTTGGAATCTATGCGCCAAGAGATGGCGTTCTACAAGTATCTGTTACAAGTCGCTGACCATCCCTACCAAGATGTTTCACATTGGGGCTGGGTATATCCATCGGGCAATACTGCGAAGTTGGACCCGCTGAACAAGTACGGGTATGAACAGCGTAGTATAAACAAAATCACTTACGAACCAGCGACCGGTAGAACTTGGACGACATTCAGAAAGCGTGTAGAGCGCCTTAAGACTGCACTGTTGACGGCCTACCTCGCCGAAGACTTCCCAACCAAACCAAGTACAGGAAAGTGCGCTTGGTGCAACTTCAAATCCATCTGCCCAAGTTGGGAAGGCAGTGACAATCCACAAGAATACCTTGACAATTACGAGGAGGGGAACGAATGAAAGTTATGCGAATAGAAACCATGAAGCATAGAATACAGAATACACTGGAAGCGGTAACAGGAAGGCCTGTTCAAGTTTCTTTCTCACATTTGGGCAAGGACAAAGATTACAGTATCGCTATCCAAAAGACATTGTACGAATTTGACGGTCAAAGCACTGGCCCAAAGGGGACCATGTACCTCAGTCTGAACAGTACGCTTTTGCAGAGCAAGGCCAAATTGATGGATGTTGTCATGGATATTTCAAATTTGCACAGAAGTGATTGAGATGCAGTTGGTGTTTGACTTTCCACGAGAGGTGATGGAACTTAGCCCTGAGAGGGGTAGGGGCTATCGTAAAATCGTGCGAAGCAACACTGACTTGGAGCGATATTGGGAAGGGAAGAACGGAGTGTCCAATGCCTACATGACGGTGTACGGATACCGGGCTACCCTCCCACCGTTCAACAAGCGTGTGAACTTGGAAACACCTATCATTCGTCATTTCGTCATGGACTTTGACCCCAAGGATTTCCGAAAAAACAGAGGCGGCGATGTGGACCCGGAAGCACCACTTCGGCAAACCAAGCGACTTCACGAGTTTCTGTTGGAGCGAGACATCACGCACGGCGTATGGTACAGTGGTGGGGGTTTTCATGTGTGGGTGGGGCTGGACAAGTCCTATATCCCCAGCAGTGGTGATAGCCTGTCCGACATCAAAGAAGCGGGTATGAAACTGGTCAGCGACTGGATTCACAGCATGGATTTGTACTGCTCTGACCCCGCTGTGCCGTTTGATACCAGCGGTATGATTCGCATTCCAAACTCCTACAACTCTAAGCGAGGCTTGTGGTCTATTCCCCTCAGCACGGGTGACCTTGAGGCTGGCCTGTATCACATTATGGAGAAGGCACTTGACCCCGGACAGGGCATGATTCCCTACGGCGAGCAAGGGCTCAAATTGGAAGTCGTGAAAGGCAAGAGTCGGGGTAAGGTATTCAACCCGAACACAAAACCCATTGACTTGCCGACCATTTCCATGGACGGCGTGATTATCCTACCGTGCCTCAACCAAGCGGCATGTCGTGTAGGTAGTAACCCCAGTCACGATGAGCGGGTACAACTCGTCAAGTACCTATCAAAACGCCTGAGAAATTTTATTCCGGTTGAACGGATTGACCGGGACAAGTTGGAAGAACACACAGAAATCATTGTGAAGTTCATTACATCACTTGAATGGGCTGACTTTAACGAAGGCACCACCCGGTACCAAGTGGGCACTATCGTCGGTACAGAGTACCCACAGACATGCTCTATGCTTTACAAGAAAGGTATGTGCCTCGGCAAGTGTCGCTATTGGGACAAGACTGGTGCGATTGATTTCAAGGGGGAAGAGGAGTGAAGCACAGGCTGAACACGCACTGTGCCATTTGTGACGCCGTGGTTGGAAACAAGGCTAAGGTGTCCAAGAGAGGTGAAGTTCACTGCGTTAATTGTCGTAGGAACACTGCACCTGATGATTATCGCTGTAAGGGTATGACCACGAAGAACGAAAGATGCAAACATTGGGCTCGTGAAGAGAGCGATTACTGCGTCTACCACCGAAACCATGAGGTGACTGAATGAAAGTAAGTCAACCGTTACTTATTGACAGCAACGAGCGTGGACCTCTGCACGATGCTGTGGTCAGGGCCGCTGAAAGAGAAGGGTTCCCTGTCAAGAAAGAACATCTACAGGGCATGGGCGACTACAAGGCTGGGAACGCCAACATAGAGTGCAAGAGCCTTTCCGACCTCATTCAGTCCACTTTCAAAGGCCACCTACAGCGCCAAATTGAGAACCTTGATGCCAACTGCGAGCGAGTCGTGCTGGTTGTTCACGGCGACATTGCCAAATATGTCGCTATGAGCCGGAAACAAGGCCGAACGGTTAGTTACGCAAAGACACTTGACCTGATGTTGGGAATCTTTGCCCGATTGACGGCTGATTTTGACTGCCACATCTATAGAGCGAAGGACTACGCCGAAGCAGGTATGTTTATCGCTAAGTTACACAGCAAGATGCACAAGTCTGCAAGTAGGCACGGTGCGAGAGCCGTCACNAGAACGAGTACCAATGATGTGCGNGCNGACATGCTCGTTACAGTACCCGGCATAGGTCCCGAAATGGTAGCGAAACTACTGGAAGCCTGCGGGTCAATTGAAGAAATGCTGTACCCGGAGTCGTTAAAGGCAGTACGAGGTATGGGTCCAAAGTTGCGCCAGCGACTGCTGGATGTATTAACATCCGAAGAGCCCGTCNCAGTCAAAAAGACATTCAAGAGAGGAGAGAGACATGGAACACAAGGCAAGTAAGTATGAATGCGTGAGAAACTACGAAATCCTACGAGGGTACCTTGAGCACTTCAAAGAAGTCAGCAAGAACAACGAAATCCCCGGATTGATTTCGTTCTTCTACATTTTGGGACAAGCGGCGATACCGTATGTACGAGTGCCCGTGGGAGGTAGCAACCTTGACCCAAGGGTCAACATGTTTTGGATTCAAGACACCCGGACAGGTAAATCGGCGGCATATCAAATCATAGAAAAGGTGCTAAACGGCTCCGACCTAAACTCTGCTGATTACAACAGTGGTAACGATGCCGCCCTCATAGGGACATTAGTTCCCGACCCTGATTTTGAAGGCAATCCGAGAGACGCTCCTCAAGTGACAAGACCGGGGCTCCTTGCAGGTCGTAAAGGTTTGAACTTTGACGAGGGTAGCGTTGTTCTCAAGACGGGACAGTATAACGAAAGTACGACACTGTTCTTACAATCCGCTTTGAACTCAGCAGGAACTGGGCGTAACATATTGACAAAGCACATGGCAAGAGACACATTTACCATCAAATCGGAAGTGTCTCTTTGGATTACTACCTACCCCCCGAAGGGTATCAAAGAACATGTACTGGACAAAGGTATTTTCCAGCGTGTGCTGACATATTGGCGGCACTGGACGCTTGAAATGAAGCGTGAAATCAATCACGCTCTTGCAGAAGATGTCTACAGTGAACCCAAGTTTGAGGTTCCATTTGAAGAGGTGACTGGCTTCTTCATTGATGTACAGAAGAGGCTCAAGCGTCGTATACTTGACTTGAGTGGCCTCGCTCCTTTAGAGTGGAAAGAGATGAATGAAGACGACCAAGAAGCGGTAGTCATGGGACTCATGCGACAGATGTTCCGGCCCGATGAAGCCTACAAACCTGCACTGATTTCAGCAATTGATGAGTACTACAGCGTTGTTGAGGTTATGAGTCCTGACAAGCAAGGTATCTGTTCTTCGTTTATCATGGGGCTACAGAACTACACCAATATCCTCGCTCATCACTTTGCCATGATTGAAGGGACATGGGTCGTCAGGGGTGACCATGTGGACATGGCTAAGGAGATTCTCTTTGACCTCTATCAGAACCTTGTACAGTGGCTTGAATCCGAAGTCAACATCGGTGCAGGGGCATCTGAGAAGAACAAAATGCAAGGCTACTGGAAAGACGCTTACAACAAAGCGGAACTGTTTGACTTTGATGACCATCGTGGGCACGGCTGGGCCAAGAAAAAGGAAGTCATGTCAAACTTCGGCAAACAGGCCAATTACAGCAGTCATGCCACTGTCAATGAGAAGTTCAACACTTACGGTACTGAGATGTTTAGCGACACGAGAGAAGGTGTCCGAGTGTTTATCCGATTGAACGACGATTACAAGAAGGGGGGTAAACAATGAAAGAGACATTTTGGCATACCGAATGTATGATATGTGATACCAAACTCGGTGACAACATCGGAGGCTACATAATCGGCACCCACCTGAATAAGATGCTGGGACTGTGCGATGGATGCAAGCATACAATGGAGGCGTTTATCAAATGAAGAAAATGCTGGCGCTTGATATTGAAACTGCAAACTTCTCCCATGAAATAGGAGGATGGGGTTCCAGCCACCTGTTTGAACCGACAGTCGTTGCTACTTGGGACGGCGAAAAAGGCACTGTTTATGCGGACGAAAGGGTGTCCAAATACCTCCCCGAAGGTACCGATGTCAAACCACTTCATCCGAAGACCATCGGAGAAGACTTGGCCAAGCATGTGTCCGAGGGCGGCATGGTCCTTGGACACAATTTGAAACAATTTGACCTTCCAATCATCCGTGATGCACTGGACTGCTGGACAGCCGGTGACATCATGGCCAAGTCAGAAGAACAGGTGTTTGACACATCTGCTCTGCTGAAATCCATTGTCGGACACGCTGTGCCGTTGTCTGACGCTTGTCATCACACCCTCAACAAAGGGAAATTGATGAACAGCCACGATGCGCCTATTGAATGGCGCAAAGGCAACTACGACAAAGTGGCAGAATACTGCCTCAAAGACGCTCAACTGGTTTACGAACTGTGGGAACACGGCATGAATGAAGGCTTCGTGAAAGCACGATGTCGTCATAGTGGCGATGTGAAAGAGTACGAAGTAGATTGGTGAGGAGAGAGAGATATGAACGAAAACGAGAGCAATACAAGCGCAGTCGTCCACAACATCCGGGCGGCAAAGAGAGCAGTCAGTACGGTCAAGACAACACTTGGCCCTATGGGCATGGACAAGATGATGGTTGACGGTGGCGGAAATGTCATCGTCACCAACGACGGGGCTACCATCCTACAAGAACTGGACATCAGCCACCCTGCGGCAAGAATGCTGGTTGAAGCGGCCAATACGCAAGAAAGCATGTGTTACGACGGTACGACCAGCACGGTCGTGCTCGCAGGTGAATTACTTGGCAACAGTGAACTGCTGTTCAGCAAAGGACTGCACGCCAACATCATCTGCCGTGGCTACCGAAAGGCATCCAACTGGGCAGTTGACTACATCAAGAGTGAATTGACACTGGACGCCGAAGAATTTCTCAGCGATATTGCTCGCACTTCAATTACGGGCAAATCGTTGGAATCCAGCATTTCCCATGTGAGCAATCTCTGTGTGGATGCCGTCAAAACAGCCGGTGGCGACTACGACCGCATTCGTGTCCTGTGTCAACCCGGTGGTGGACTGGACGATTCGTCTTGTTTCTCCGGCGTGGTTCTGCACAAGGAGTTCATGCTCCCCGCCATGCCACTCAAGCCCAACGGTAAGGCTCTACTCATCAATACGGGCCTCAGCGACATGAAGGGTGAAGAGAACATCCAACTCAGCCTGTCGTCAGCCAACGAGTACCAGCAATACAAACGGCAATCGGGTCGCACTCAATGGGTGGACTGTGCAAATGCCATCATCAGCCTCTTGCCTGACGGCGGTGTAGTGTTCTGCCGTGACACGGTGCACGAAGTCGTGGCCGCTACGCTTGCGAAGGCCGGTATTGCACTGGTACACCGCATTCCCGAAAGCGATATGACAGCCCTGTCTAAACTGCTGGGCACTTCAATCTCGCACAGCACGGACGACCTCATGGAACCTGTTGACTGTGATGCAGAGTGCAAACAAATCGGCGACATGAAGTACACTGTAGTCAAGGGTGAAGGCGAAGTCACCACGCTCATCTTGCGCGGCGCTACCATGCAGACACTTGATGAGACTGAGCGTGGATTTGAGGACGCTCTCGGTGTCGTATGCCTTGCGTACAACACCAAGCGGATGGTTGCCGGTGGAGGCTCTGCCTACATTGGTGCGGCACTCTACCTACGCTCCAAGGCCGCTACGGTGGACGGTCGTGAACAGATGGCCATTGAAGCATTCGCTGACGCACTGGAGTCAATCCCTGCGACCATCGCAGAGAACGCAGGTCATGACCCACTGGACAGCATCCTAACACTCAGGAACGAGCACAAGAGCGGGCACAAGGACTACGGCCCTGACATTGACAACGGTGGTGCCTGTAGCATGACCGAGCGCAATGTGTACGAACCGTTTGACTTGGTGAGACAGGCTATCCTGTCTGCCAGCGAAGTGACCGTCAGCATCCTACGCATTGACGACATCATTGGTAAGCGCACTGAGTGAATAGGCCCAAGGGCGTATAGTGTAGTTTGGATAACACTTCGGCCTTCTAAGCCGAAACCGGGGGTTCAAATCCTCCTACGCCCGCTCACTTCTTTTCAGCAAATAGCGAGAAAGCCGACCACCGGTTTGCTTAGCGACGGGCTTAGCCTTGCGCTTGCGCTCGCCTTTGAAGCCGAGTTGGCCGTGGAAACGCAGGTAATTGCAGAACGGACACTGGTGAATGACTACCTTCTCGCCGCTGATGTAACTGCCAGCAATGCAGAGAGGCAGAGCGATGCGGTTGCAGTTCTCGCACTTTTGCTTGAACAGGTCTACGAATTGACTCATCAAATCACTCTATCAAGGTGTGAACGCGTTGAGATTGAGTAGATGCCAGTTTGCACCATCGTAAATGAACTTGGCATATTCACCTTCGGCAACATCTTGGTTGATTTTGGTACTGGTACTGTGCCCACCGCTCGTTGAATCAAAGTGTAGCGTATGACCGCCTGTCTTGTGGTAGATTTCAACAACATGGCCAGCGCCAAACGCACCGGTCGGGTTGATGGTACGGTGGTTGTCAGTGGTCACAATCCACACATTGGCTTGGTCAAAGGTGAAGGTGACATTCCCACTTGTCGTAACAGTCTCAAGGCGGTTTGGACCGAGGACATAGGTGTTGGTCACAGGCGTAGTGTTGAGATTCTTTGGTATAGAAGCGTAAATGGCACCGTGCTTGGCACCTGCTACATCCACTCTGTGCGTCTGCCAAATCGCACCGAATGTGCTCCCGCTGAGGTCGCCGTCTTCCGGGCTGGCAAAGAAGCCATCCACGCTTGTAACTGCGTTGGAAGTGTCAACATTCCCTATGGAACCTTTGGTCATAGGGGTAAGGTACAGCGGCGAGGGGCGAATGTAGGTCCGCCGGTCATGAATGGTCGGCGTTGTACTGAGAGATGCAGTGACACTGCCTGCTCCACCAGTCATGGCGTAGCGTAGCACACCAAGAACGGTGTGCTGGTGATTGGCATCCGTATTACCAGTGATGCTTGGACTTGAAAGGAAACGGTTGGGAATCAGAGGCGTACCGCTACTGGGTGCGGCTGGTGTTCCCATTTCGTACATCAAGTGGGCCTCGGGTGTATTTCTACCAACGAGATAGACAACGACAAAGACATCGCTGTTGCTACCGGGGACGCTCGGCAAATCGCCACTGTGGTTTGCTCCACTCCCCGTCGTGCCCACGATAAACGACTCGTTTGCGCCCGGTCCTCCGGCGAATTTGTACAGCACTCCGTCAAGTGTACAATAACCTCCGTAGACCTTGATTTCACCTTGGGATGAGCCAATCTCAATGAAACCGGGCGTGTTGGAAACAATGCTGTTTCTCAGCGAATCGCCTCTTGCTCCGTCACCTAACCTCATAATACCGTTGCCGTGAAGGCCTTCGTAGAGGTTCGTCAGGCTGGGGCTCGTAAGGCCGTCGCCATCTCTCAATCCTTGGGCATTGGTGCCCATTGCACTTGCGCTTGTGTGTCCTGCTTTTGGGTTCGTCATACTGTCACCTCAATAATGGCTGAAAATTGGAGTTCGTTGTTGCTTGTTTTTTGCACCGAGTTGTAGGTGTAGCGCATGAAGTCCGTAGTGTCGGTAGAATCGCTGGGACTCTTGTACCTGATAACGACTTCCCTCAAAGGACGGGTAAATGAAGTGTCTAAAGCCAGTTTCGCTTCTACGATAAGCGTGCTGTCATCAATGACCCTCACAGTGGGCGTCACCACTACGGCAGGGCTACCAATGCCTCCATCCTCTTGCGTGGCTACTGTACCGTCAAAGCCGAAAACGACCTCGTTGATGCGTGCTTTCAGCGTGTCAATCAAAAATCTCGTCCCTTCGTTCAATAGCGGCATATCATCCTCTCCTATTCCCTAAGAAATAACTGTGTACGGCACCAATTTTCAGGTGGTTGTTGAGTGCTTCGGCTGAGTCGGACAACAAAAAGAGTTCGTCGTTGTTGGCTACTTTGTGCACGCTGGCCGATTTGATAACGACAGTGGTGGACCCAATGGAAGCAAGGTGAATATGTCCCAGTTTGTTTCCATTGGCTGTGTAAACGGCTTGATTGTCGGTGCCGAAGGCAGAAGAAGCCGAGGTGCCGTCTACGGTGAATGAAGTTGTTCCAATAGCATAACCACCACCGTTGTTGATAAGCACGCCTGTACCTTGTAACTGTTGAGAACCGTTGATAGTGTTCCGACGAGCCAATCCGATGGTGTAGCCGAC